CGCTGATGTGTTGGCATTGTTAGCTATCGTTTGCGCTGCCGCTGCTGCCGCATTAGCAGTCTGCGCCAATACTAACCGCTCGTCAATCTGACTTCCCATGAACTGCGATATAAACGGCGCTGGATCTGCCGTAGGCGAGATTGGCCCCGATGTGGGTGCAATAGGCATACTTGCGGACGCAACCGGCGCGGCTGTAGGTATAATATTAGCCGCCTGTGCGGGTATCTGAGTTCCGGCTGTATTTTCAGCGATTTCCAGTGTTTCAGCCGCTTTCTTTGCTCTTGGCATGGTGCTCCTCCTATATGCAATCCGTTTCCTGAAACGCCTTAAGCATTTTCGGGAATTGTGTCGCAATCCAATCAACTAATTGTTCGTTTTCACATTCCTTGCGCGCACCACTCTCAAATAGAAACGCATGGACAATCTCATGACGCTTTATGCTTTTCTTAAATTCATCCCAGTCTTGTATGCTAAATGGATGATTTTCATTGTAGTCTTTTTCAACTCGGATGATTTTTGCGTAGCCATCATGATAGCCGTCATTTTCCGATAAGCGCGAATCCTCTTTAGCCGTGCTTTCGTCAAAATCATATTCCGTACCAAGTATACTTATCTTCATATATCCTCCTAATTTCCGCATAAGAAAACCGCCCGGTTAGGAGCGGTTGGGATTCTTAGCTATTCGTTCTCTTGGATATTGCCTACGCAAGCCCGTTTCCTCTATGAAGTCACGCATAGCTTTCTGCCATTCTTTGATTTTCCTATTAGCCTGAGTAATCTTTTCTGGACGCGCGCTATCGTCTATCGCTTTTTCAACGGCAAGTCGGCGCTTCCACTGAGTGATTTTTCGCTCGATTTCGCGTTGCCGTTGCGTGGCTTCATACACGCTTACTCGCCTCTCTGTGCCGTCTGTCGCGGTGTATGTAACGGTTGATTCGTTTAGTTTTTCAAGTTCTTCGGGTGAATATGGATTTGTGCTGATTCCCGGATAAAACGGCATGAATTGATGACGGCAATTTATGCCCACAATGCCCTGAATTTTCCCATATCCACAAGAGTATATAAAATCGGGATAATCCTCCATGCTGCATCCTCCTCAAGGCATAAGGAAAGCACCTGCTTTATGCGGGTGCTTTCTCTCGTAATCGGATTTTATTCAACAATCTCAAACAAATGCGGCGGATAAAGATATTCTTCGCCGGATTCATCTTTTACCCTGTACCACTGCTTTTCAACAGATAGCACGCTATAGATTTTTCCATTTGTGAGAACAAGCGGAGACGTTTCGCCAATAAATCTAATCTTCATCCAACCACTCCTTTACCTTAAATTTTACTTTGCCTGCCGTCGGACTTTGGAACCAATGCACTTCTGCTTTTCTGTGTTCGCCCATATCATCAATATAACCAATCGCCTTTGCGTGTTGCCATGATTCAGGATCGCCGCCGTATTCGTCAGACAACCCCTCTTTTACAAACTCATTCAGTGGGTTTTTTGCTCCGTTTCCGGCAAATATTTCCGCATTCTGCAAGCGCGTTCCTTCTGCAAATTTATACACTGTTCCATCCGGCGCAATCACATCATAGTTTCTGGCCATTGCGCCAAGACTTCTTCCGATTTCCATATCTGACGTTATAATTGTACCATTATCAGGACTGTTTTGCAAGTCATTTTCTGCGCTTAACTCGCCCCATTGGAATATTTTCCCTTGCCATTCCACATGCGATTTGTATCTATCTTCATCCGACATGAAATTGACTACCCTGGCGCCGCCGTGGGCTGTTGTGACAACGTGCGCGCAACCGCGCTCAATCATGCCTCGTTTTGTCAACTCAGCCGCGCATTGAGAAATTTGTGTCCTTATATTCATAAGTACGGCGGCAGAAATTTCAACATTTCTCCCATTGGCATACTCAAAATGCGTAATCCCCTCGTGATTCAGCGCGTCCACGGCTTCTGCCGCTGCCTGTTGGTAAGATAACTCGCCGCTTTGTGTTTTTCTCACAGCTTCGGACAGCGTATTTCGATATAATTCCTCGGCGTTGATGTTAACCGCGCTCGTGATGCGCCTGACGGTGGCTGTGGCGGCACTTATTCGATTATTGAGGATATTCCGCATTGACGGTGTGTCAAGCGATATAGGGGCGCGTCCGGCCTGCTCATAGATACGGTTATCCCGACTGATGGATTCAACGGCGGCGGCGTTAAAGCTTTTGCGTATCTCCGGCAAAGCCGCCGATAATGCCTGTGATGCCCGGCGTGTTATTTGGGTTTGGACCTCGGAAATATCCGGCATAATACCTGTTTGGGTTGCCTCCGATATTTCTGAGGCGAACAGGACGAGTAGGTCGGTCGCCATGTCGGTATATAGAAGTTCAATCAGCAGCAGATCTTCAAACAAATAATCTGGGGGCAGTATAATATCACCCGCCTAATCAAATTCGTTGTCAATGCCCTGTGGTAACATCTTGGCCGCTTCTTTTTGCATTTCTTCCGTTATCGTGTGCAGGGTATCGCTGTATTCAAGCGCATACGCCCACGCGAAGCCCTCCGGAATTTCGCCAAAGCCTTTTAGCTTTAGTATCGTTGCTATCGTGTCATTAAATGCCGCTTTCTTCTGTTCCTCGGTAACAAGAATGCTGTCGCCAATATGTGTTATGATTTCGTCATAGCCAGACGGCAATCCATGAGCAATTGCGATTTCATTCATAACGCCCGCGAGGGTTTCGAGTGATTTTTTCGCGGCTTCTTTATATCCAAGAATGAGAGAATCAAAAGGCTTTGCACCGGCTTCAACTTCTGTCGCGGTTTTTTCTACTTGCTCATGCTTTGATAACTGCCCGCGCCTAAATCCGATATTATTTTCTATGAATCGGATTATATCATCGCGGCGCAAAATCTGCTCAGCATTGCGAAGCGCAGGGCTATGCACGTATGGTGCATCCAAATCCCCTATAGCCTGTATAAAATGACGTTCCTTGCCTTTTGGAATTTCAATCCGCGTTGTGCTTTTTCCTGGATTTAGCGGGTCTTTATGCCCTGTATCTCTAAATGTTCCGGCAGGGAAAAAGCCCACCATTTCGCCGATTACATTTTCGGTTGTTATCCGCGCATCCTGCTCATCGGCTTTTCGGATATTGTTCATCGTTGACTTATCGCCAAATATGGACTCGCCGTCCGGGTCTGCATATGGAACAAACCAGGGTTGCGAAGTATAAAATGCCGCCGATTCTTCAAGCTGCGCCCACGCTTCAACGCTTTCAAGGCTAATGATTGTGCCTAATGTATTCTTGCTGTTGGATTTGTAGGCCGTGTTTTCAATCGTATAAACTCCGTCAGACCAGTCACACACAGTTAACAAAGTAAAATATGTCATGCCATCTTGCTGCCGTTCAATAAATACAACTGCTTCAAGCGTTTCATCAGCCGCGTATCTTAGCGGATAATATGTTTCAGCCGTTGAGATGCTGACAAGGATTTTTTCGCGATATACAAATGGCCTCCAAATAATTTGAATCAAGGCGGCAACGCTTTCTGTCGCTTCTTTTAGTTTGTTAACCGCCCTTTGGTACTGCTCGTTAAGATAATCATTGCCTTTTATTTCACTTTCAAATTCAGCCGCTACGTTACGTGATACTTCCCCGGTTATGCTCTTGGGGATACCAAGGCTTGGAACATCAGGTGTTACCCACGGCGCTTCATCATTGTATATTTGGCTTAAAAGTATAATCTTGTTAATTCCCTCTTGCGTGATTACAGGTTTTATGCCAATAGCCTGCTCGATTGTTTTTACCGGAAACAGTTTTCTCCACCACCTAACTATTGCGGCAAGAATGCCCATGCGTTCACCGTCCTCGCGTAATAAGCTATCCCCCGCGCCGCCAAATTGATTCAATCGCATAACGGACTGCGTCCACCGTATCGTCATTGATATGCGGTATAGTCGACATTAGATGTCCGTCCTTTGTTTTTTCATATTCCATTTCCGAAAATTCACGGGCAGCGTTAGGGCAACGCTCCGGGTCGATTACAATTTCGCGCCTGGACGCAAGCCAGTTATATGATTTTTCTCTGCTTCCCGGCCCTTTCACCGCACCGAATACTTGAAACCCTTGGGATTGAAGATAATATATCGCTTCGCCGTTTGCGCTGTCTGCCGTTATGGCCGAAACATTTCTGTAATCTTTTAGCTCGTCGGCCAGTTTTTCTTGCCCTACGCCTCTGTCGTATTTTTCACGGAAAATATATAGCGTCATGGTATTTGGATTGTAATATACTTCCATGAACGCATAGGGGTGAACCCACCCAAAATCAAGACCATACAAGGGATTGTCGAATGTCATTATTTCGCTGTCGGGGATTTTTCTTGTTTTGAGATTTGAGAATACTTCCGCGCCGGTTCCCGTAGGCTCTCCATCGTACTCATGCTTATATGCCGTGGGATTGATTTCATTTAACCGCTCGGCTATTTCATAAAATATAGCGCCTAACCATTGTTTGGGCGCTTTCAGGAAATGGCTGTGATGTAAAAGCCTTTTGGGATTGGGTTCAAGTTCCTCAACATTTATGTAATGGCTGCGGTTGCGCGGGGTATTGTACGTGCGAAATAGAATCGCCTATCTGCGCAGGCGCGGAATTGACCGTGATATTCTCATGCGCTGTATTGCCGAAAAACGCCTGTATGAAAGTAAAAACGGCGAATGTGTTTTTGTGGGATTTGACAATGACGGAAATGCGAAATCCGCATTTATTCGCGGTACAAAAGATAATACACGCCGGGATGTTTTTGGCAGCGATAAATCTTATGGTTTTGTTCTACCGCCGGAAAAAGAAAGCGATTGCGCCGAAACTTTAGAGGTTTTTGAAAGCAGTATTGACGCGCTTTCCCATGCTTCTTTATCCGCGCCGGATGGCGGCTTTGATTGCCACCGTCTTAGCTTGGGCGGTGTTTCCCCGAAAGCGCTGTTACAGTTTTTAGAGCAAAATCCGGGGATTAAACGTGTGGAGTTGTGCCTTGACAAAGATACCGCTGGGATAACCGCGGCCAAGAACATCAAAGAAAAACTGACGGGTTTGTACCCGCAGATAAAAGTGACCGTTCATTCCCCCGAACAAGGTAAAGATTGGAATGAGTTTTTGCTAGAAGCAAAGAAAACTACTACCCGCCAAAAACAGGCGGCACGATGAAAGGAAAAAGATTATGCAAAATAAAATTCAAATATTTGAGAACCCCGACTTTGGTAAAATCCGTTCAGTTATGATTGACGGTGAACCGTGGTTTGTCGGTAAAGATATTGCGGCAACTCTCGGCTATGAAAGGCCGACAAAAGCGGTTCAAGACCGCGTTGATGATGAGGATAGAGATGGAATCCCAATTCAGGACTCCATCGGAAGAATGCAGAACACACCCATCATAAACGAATCAGGGCTATACAGTCTTATCCTATCCAGCAAGCTGCCGACCGCCAAAGCCTTTAAGCGCTGGGTAACATCTGAGGTACTACCCTCCATCCGCAAGCATGGCGCATATGTTACAGACGATTTGCTTGACAGTCTAATCGAAAACCCCGAATCCGCTGTAAATCTGTTTGCCAAATTAAAGGACGAGCGCGAACAAATGGCGGTGCTTGAGGGGTATG